CCACAGCCGATCCAAGTACCACCCTGACTTTTCCAGATCCTCTGTTGCCTTTCCTTTCTTGTCATACCGCCACAAATATTTCATTGCATTTCCCTTTAGGAAGCCGCAAAATTCGGCGTGCGACATGCTTGCCTTTAGTGCATCTATACATTCAATTTCCCCGCTTGTGTAATGTGCAGGGTGATCGACCAAATTATTTACTTCTTTCATTTTCCCTCCTTCCTGCCCGCCGGAGCGGGCTGTAAAACAGGATGCCTAAATGTTTTCGTGTTACGAATGTGATATATATAGACCCAACACGGGTAAATACCTATTTGTTACCTATTTGTCCCAGGTGACGTATGCGCTGCCCGATGTGGGATATACCGTTTTTAGTCTCCTGCCATTTACGATTTTCTCTGGGCGACGGAATACTCCCTTTTCTGGCTTTTCTCTTAACCTTCGTTTCTCTTCTCTTTTCCAGTATTGAGCCACCCATTTTTCCACGGTATCCTTACAAATTCCGTACTCCCTGGCAATCTGTCTTTTCCCTTTTCCGGCTAAATACTCCGTTACAACTTGCTCTTTTACCTCTTTTGGGCATTTAAGAGCCAGGTAAGAACTATATTCCGACGGATCGTAGAACATATCTGTCCAGATGCATACAGTACCATTCGATATTCCGTATTTCTTTGCTGTCTCTTTTACAGAGAGGCTGTTTTCTACTCTGTCTTTTGCTACCTTCTTCTTAAATTCTTCCGTGTATTTCCCCGTTCTCCCCATTTATACCTCCACGATTCTGTACGTCCCGGCACTAGCCCCGGTTTCCTTGTCAAAGACCTTTTTCCCTGTCTTCTCGATTAGTCCCCGCTCTTCCAGCCCCTTTAGCCTGGGAGCTACGGACTGCCGGTGTTCGCTATAATGTATCCCTGCCAGACACATCCCTATAGCGATCTGGTGGGCTGTAAGCTCCTGTCCCTGCTCTTTCATCCAGGCGTAGATCCGGTTCTCCATGCTGCGCTTATCCCCGGCGCTTAGCCCTTCCCTGCGGCACTCCTTAGCCGTCCTCTCCGCAAAATACTTCTTTGCGCTGTCCGGAAGGTCTTCCGGAATCAGCCGGCTTTTCTTCTTCGGCTTCGGTTCCGGCGGCTCCTTACAGCCGATATCCTCAAAAAATCCTATCTGTTCCATGCTCTAACCTCCTATCTGCCGTTCAAAGAGCTGTTTTTCTAGCTCATCATAGTCATAGTCACGTTCCTCAAAGTTGTGGAACTGGTTATTTTTCGGCTTCTGTGCAATCACGGCTGGTTTTTCGTAGTTCTCGTCCAGGTAATCTATATACCCGCTATTGAAGAACGTGCTGCCATTTTGTGTCTTTTTCCATGTCTGCTGTTCTAATTCCTCGATGTACCTCGCCATAGCCCGTTGCATTTCCTCCTCACCAATCTCGGCGATCTTCTTTTTCTTTGCATCGGACACCTGGCCTTTTCCCCGTTTATTCGGGTATGCTTTCCACAGGCGTTCAAACAGTGCGTTGGCATCAGCCTTGCACAATATATCTTTCTTTTCATTCTTAACATTCTTTTCATTCTTGTTTGTGTTACTTTGCTGTTCCTTTGGTGTTACTTTGCTGTCAATCTGCTGTTTTTTTGTTGCTACATTTGCTGTTACTTTGCTGTCACAATTTTTATCTTCGGATTGGTAGAACTCCCATTTTACAATAGATACAACAGAAAATTTGTTGTTACTCTCTATTGTTATTAGCTGTTCCTTTTCCATAATCTTTAGGTACTTATAGACAGTCGATGGTGTCATATCCAGTTCTAAGGCTGCCTTATTCCTTCCAAACACGAATTGTCCGCTATGCAATGTGATCTCCTGAAGCCCTACCCGCTCCTTATGTTCCTTATGCGATGCCTTTAACAAGCACCAGATCCAGAACTTTAGAAGGTTGGGATTCTGGAAGATGGTAGCCTCTAACAGCTTTCTATGTAGCTTTACCCAACCTTCCACTTAATCACCTCGTTATTCTAAACTCGTAGAAATCCCCATATTTTTTAAGGAATAGTTTCTTTTTCAGCTTAAACGTCTCCGTCTCCATCCCTTTCACATCCTCTATGACCGACTTGCCAGTAGCTTTATCAAAATAGGCAAAATCCGCTTTATACTTTATTGCCCGAATGGTTTTTCCGTCATGTACAAATTTGTCCTGGAGGATTACCTCCGGTTGCAGTTGCAAATATGAGATCTCTCCTGCCCTTTCAAGAAGTTTCAATTCTGCATATCTTTCCGCCTCTCTCTTACTGTCAAAGGTGATCCCGTCAAGCTCCGTCTTCTTATTTCTGTACTTGCTGTATCCTTTCCACGCCATTTATAACTCCTTTACTACGATTCCATAGACTTTGTGCTTTTCTTCAAATGCCGTCATTCCCATGTTGTGGGCCTCTGTGTGATGCTCCCGGCAAAGGCAGATCTTCCTGTATTCTCTATCATCCACCCTCCGACGATCATTTCCCATACCGATTGTATCGACATGGTGAATCTCTCCCGGCCTGCCGCAGACAGCACACCTTTTATGCTTTATGCAGTAGTAGAGATATCTGCCTATGTCGTCCGTCCGGTTTATCGCCAAATCTGAAAGTTGTATACCATGCTCAAGGGAAAATTCTATCAGCATGGAAATAAACTCCCGGGCCAAATTAACAGAGCAGTCAGACAAGGAAAAATACTCTTCCCCGGTGCGGATCATGAACTCGTATTTCATGATCTCCTTCATGACTTCCGGCGGGTATCCGGTCCATTCTGCCATGTCCCGGATTGTTGCATAAGCTTTCTTTCTTTGCATCACAGAGATGGTTCTGCCATCATCTAGCCTCATTTCAGCCACTTTTATTCTCTTATCTAAGATTGTGTCAAAGAGGTTCTTTTCAGGGGCTAAAATAAGCATTTCCGTGCCGTCTTCGCTTTGCCTTATGCCTTTTATCTCAATAACTTCATTCACTATTCATCGCCATACTTTTCTTTCAATGTGTTCAACATGTTTCCAGCATCTGCATCTGTCAGTGTGTCCCATGTTTTCCCGTTGTATATAATCCATTTATCCAGATCGAGCTTGTGTTTCTTCCCTATTGATTTAATCGCTTTTATCTGTGCTTCACTGGCTTTTACTCCTTGCTGTTCCGGTATATAAGAAGCGAATGGGCCTGTTTCTTCTTTCAGCCACAGGTCGAATCCAAGCCCGGTATTGATCGCAACGCATTTTACAAAGGATCTACACATGCTGTTCCATACCCGGAGCTGGTTCATAGAGTTGTCTTTTACCGGATTTTTACCATTCATGACCGGTGACTGCATGTAATATACGTTGTCGTCAATCACAACTCTGATCCTTGTTTCATAACAGCGGTTTGTATTCTTGCTCTTATCTGCAAATGTCTGCTCTGAGCAAATAAGACTGCTGCCCGTTTTTTCGTTCGGTACTGCCTCAAAATATGCTTTCTCAGCTCCATTTTCATGAAGAAGCTGGATACACCTTGCCCAGTTGAGATACAGGAACCCTTCTCTTTCCTCACAATATTTACGAACATCTATTTTCCTGAGTTCATCATAGCTTTTTAACATATATTGTACCTCCTTAGAAAATTGGTTTCGGATTGGATATGTTGCTGTGTGATCTCGTCTACACTTTCCATCTCATCCCCGTCCGGGTAATGATGCCATCCCTGTTCCCAGCGATAGAACCAGTCCAGGAAAGCATCTTCCATTAATGCGTCTCCGGTTTCTACGGCTTCCAGAGCGTACTCAAACGCTTTACTTTCCGGCACTCTCTGTCCGTCTTTCTCATAGAACCCCATCTTTGCCCTCCTCTCTAAGAAGGGAAATTAATAGGTCTCTGCATTCCTTAAATGTTTGTTCTAATGTTTCTTCGTATTCAAACGAAAGATAAAATGTAAAACTTTTATCCGGGTAGGAATTTCCATCCCATCCATTCAGATGAATACGTATTTCCAGGGTTGCCGTATGACCGCTAAACCAAGCAAATGCTGTTGGACCTGGTTTTTCGTCTGCCATTCGTTCCTCTATACGACCATCTTCTCCTCTCTGCAACTCCATGCAGAGCTGAATAAGGTATAAATATTTATCATTCACCATTTTCAAAAACCTCCGTTTGTGCTACAATGCACATAGACATATATTTTTAGTGTTTGCCCTTGGAAGTGCCAGCTTCCGGGGCTTTTTTAGTTTCTGCATCTCATTCTCCCTTGACGATCTTGATCGGGTAGCCCAGTTCTTTCTCTACTTCTTCAAGTGTCATTTCTTTTGGTTCTTCACGTTTCCATACCAAGGTAAGATATTCATCCGTGAACAGGTCCCTCATTTTTCTCCCTGAAGTCCTGTAGATTTTCTGGATATCAAATTTGCATATTCCGTCGTTATTGAGCAGGTCGTCAGTATATTCTTCCAGCCCCAGAGCGTTTAAGCACAGACCTCCGTTTTCGCTTAAAAATACATCGTTTAGATACAGGTATTTCCCTCCCATTCGAGGTTCTATAACACTTCCTGGTTTTATAAGATCCTTTGCCGACGGCTCGAACATTTCGTCTGTCCAACAGTAGCGCTTGTCATCTTCACAAATCGCATATTTGCATTCATAAACATCCGAAATAGTTACTGTCTTCCCAGCCAGCTTGTGCATATTGTCTGTCACGTAATACCCGCCATAAGTGTCACAAGTTTTGAAATCCTTACGCACTTTAACCTTATCTCCAACTTTATATTTCATCTTCCATCCTCCTAAGTTCTATATGTTTGATTCCCACGCCATTCCTGCCGCCCAGCAACACACAGCCAGCCAAGCATGCCCTTTCAGAGCCAGCAGACAGCCAGCGAAGTTGATTGCTGTTGCCATGTAGTGTTCTGCTTTACTCATCGCATCCCTTCTTTTCCGGTTGATATAGGATTCCGGTTACTTCCCAGAGGAGTTTCGGGCTAATGTAATAGCTCATTTTTCCGGTTTTCGCCGATGGTTTTGCATACCCGATGGGCAGCCATCCCTGTTCGATCCCAGCCCGAATAAATGTAGCGTCCTTTTTCATTACTTTGGCGACGAACGCAACAGGTACGTTGCAGGCCAAGAACTTTGGCATGTTTATATATGATGCAAGTAGTCGTAATGCTTGTTTATTGCTCACCTTACCGCCTCCTTCCCTTGATTTACTAGCTTTAAGCTAGTTTTTTCAGGAAAATAAAAAGCGTCTAACGAACACTTAAATAAACGAGACAATAAAAGTAACTGCGGCACATCAGGAAATGTGATGTACTTTTCCCAATTTGCATAAGTATTTCTGTTTACACCAATAGCATCAGCCACTTGTTCTTGGGTAAATCCGATGTTTGCTCTTAAAGCTCTCAATGGGAGTTTGCTTAATTTATCCATATCTTCTCTCCTTTCTTTGTTTGTACTTCGAATTATACTAGCTTAAAGTTAGTATGTCAATACCTTTTGCTAACTTTTTTTAATATTTTAATTGATTTATACTAACTTTTAGTTTATACTTTAATTATACGAGACAGGAGGTGAAAAGGATGGATAAATCAGAGCAAGAAGAACTCAAAAGAACTTTTTCTAAAAATCTTTTGTATTGGTTAGATAGACGTGGAAAAAATCAAGCGGATTTATATAAGAAAATGAATGTAAGTTCCGCAACAGCATCTGACTGGTGTAATGCAAAAAAAATACCAAGAACAGATAAACTTGTAGAGATAGCAAATTGGCTCATGATTGAGTTATCAGATTTGCTTTATATTAAAGAACATGAAGAAAATGAAATGAATGATATAATCTTTAGACTAAAGGACGACCAAAAGTTTAATGAGACCATTTTAGAAATACATAATTTTAACACAAAAAATTTGGACAAAATAATTGACTATATAAGATTGCTAAATAAATAAGTCGGCAGGGTTAAAATCCCCTGCCAACTAGTTTTTGAATTACATAAAACAATGCTTCTAAGAGTTTATTATCCTCGATTGGTTTAAGTAATTCATCAATCAATTTTTTATAATCTTCATTTGTCATATGTACCTCTCCCTTGGTGCAAACATCTGTTCGTTTTTTTATATTGTAATGCAAATTAGGGGAATTTGCAACAAGAATACGAACATTTGTTCTGTTTCAATAGCTAAGTGTTACCATTTCTTTTGTCGAATGCAAAGCTATAAAAGGGGATAAACATATTTGAAATGGAGGGTTAGATGTATCACCTTCTTTCTTTACAATTATTTTACTACTAATGGTATGATTTGTGTTATAAATCATTAAATTACCATAAGTTACATGATTTGTATTTGCAAAGAAGGGAATACAAAAAGAGCCAGGCATGCGCCCAGCTCTTAGGTTTGCTCCTTGGCAAACTGTTACCGAAAGCCTTGCAAAAGCATAAGGAGTAAACAGGCATATTATAGCGCATTTCATACCAATTTTGTTGGTTATTTTTAAATTACCAAAATTTACACATACAAAAACACTTAAGAGGGATGTAACTTTAAATTTTTACAATAAGGAGGACTGTTATGAAGAAAAAAATATTATGCATTATCATGTCACTTATATTGCTATTTCCGGTTGTTCCGGTATCTGCAAAAGCAAAGCCGAGGCTTAACAAAAAAACCTTATATATGTCTACAGCGGATAAAGTTAAACTGAAAGTCTTAAACAATAAAAAGAAAGTGAAGTGGACAAGTAGCAATAAAAAGGTTGCACGTGTTTCTAAAAAGGGCACTGTGACCCCACACTCGTTTGGGAAGACTACCATTACCGCAAAATTTGGAAAGAAAAAGTTGAAGTGTAAAGTCTACGTAAAAGAAGAAGAGGTATGGTTCGATGATGCCGGTCATGAAGTCTCTGTCATGCCAACTTCAAAAAGAAAAGCGAGAATTAAAATTCGGATAGGAAAAGATAAATTTACAAAAACAGTCAAAAAAACTGCCAATTATTATAAGATAATAAAAAAAGGCAAGAGCGGAAGATATTATGATAAGTTAATCTATGCTCGTGGTATGTATTCTTTAATAGCAAAAAAGAACGGAAAAAAGATATACTATGAATTTTACGACAAAATAGAAAATAGTTAACTAAAAAACCGCCCGGCGGCAACCGGACGGAAATTAATAGATATAACCCAAGGTCCAAGGACAATGGCATAATCTACCTAGACAATAGAATTATACCATACATCCTTTGGATATGCATAGGGTGTATTTTTTACACCCATTTTTATGGAAGGATGATGATAACATGGCACTGACAACTTGCCCGGAGTGCGCTGGGAAGGTATCTGATCGGGCCGCTGCATGCCCGCACTGCGGATACCCAATGCAAGCGCAGAAAACACCAAGGAAAAAGCCGAAACCGAACCGCCGCAGGAAACTGCCGAATGGCTTTGGCAGCATAACAGAAATACGGCACACAGATCTGAAAAACCCTTTCTATGCCCGTGCAAATTGCGGAAAAGATAGATACAATAGGCCGATCCTAAAGCCTCTTAAACCGGAGGCCTATTTTGCGACCTATGAGGAGGCCATGGAGGCTCTTATTCGCTACAACAAGGGCAAGGTTGACTTATCCAAGGATATGCCCGTGGAAATGCTGTATCGGCTCTGGTTTGCGGAATATGAGCAGGAAGTGGAGCCCGTAACTGCCAGAGGGGCAAAGAGTGCATTTTCTTACTGCCGGTCCATTTATAAGAAGTCTGTGCAATCTCTCCGTATTGTGGACATAAAGAATTGTATCGAAAATGGAATGGCAATAGAGACAAGAGGAAAAAACAAGGGAAAGCCTAAAGAGGCATCTGCAAAAACAAAGATAAACATGAAATCTACGCTTTCTATGATGCTGGACTATGCAAAAGAAATGGAGATCGTAGACAGGAATTGTGCCAGGGAGTGTAATCTGTCCAAGCCGACTGTGAAAGATGCGGCGAAAGCAGAAAACCCACACTTCTCTTTCTCTGCTGCCGAACGCAAAACTCTTTGGCAAAATCGGGACAAGGAGAACGTGGACCTACTCATAATTTCTTGTTATTCTGGTTGGCGGCCCAACGAATTATGTGAGCTTGCCTTAGAGGACATAGACCTTAACAATAACCGCATGAAAGGCGGCAGCAAGACAGACGCAGGAATAGACCGGTATGTCCCGATCCACCCAGGGATAAAACCGCTTCTTATTGCTAGGTACCAGCAGGCACAGGAACTTGGCAGCGACCGATTAATTAATGTGGTCTCTCGTGGTAAGATACGTCCGATTACATACGCAATCTATTCAACCCGGTTTCACAAAATTATTAATGATCTGGGCCTTGATAAAAAGCACCGTCCGCACGATACCCGGGATACGTTCGCCACTGTTGCGAAAGAGGCAGACGTAGACGAATATGCCCTGAAATATATAATCGGGCACTCCATTACGGACATAACTGAGCGGATCTACACGGACCGGAAACCGGAGTGGTATTATAAAGAGATGTGTAAAATTGTTGTCGACAAATACTCGACAAATTAA